GAATAAATCTGGGCTTTTGATCCGCTCCCGTGTCTCTTAACCAGTTAAACTAGTACGTAATTGTCTACCTACAAAGGTACCAATACCGTTTGGATTACCGGCGCCATTCAATTGTAATGCGTTATCATATTGAATAGCCATTGTAATATCAATTGGTGTGCTTTCTGCGTAGGATAATTCATTATAGTTAATATCGGTTAGGAAACAACCGTACAACTCAAATGTTTCTAAAACGCTCGGATCTTGCGCTCCATTACCACCATCTAAAATTTCAATACGCATAGTGAACTTATAGTCGCTACCTGAAGATGCGCTAACTTGTTCTAACATATCAAACTGCTTTTGTACCTGCTCACCAACTAGTCTACTAACTTGACCATTAACATCGTCACGCACTGTTATATTGATAGGTTGCCATGTGTGCTTACCAGCATAGAAAATCTTGCTGTTGTAAACATCCACAGTCTGCATATCAAACTGAACATTTGGACGACCAACGGTCATAACTTGTTTTGTTAGTTCTGTTGTTGGTTTTGTAACACCAAAGTTATCCATAAGTACACGGAATCTGTACTTGAGCTTAGGCATTAGTAAGCCTTGGCTTGTTGCGCTTTGGCCACCTGGAATAGGTACTGTAAATCTACTTAAACTTGAAATTGCCATTTATAGCTCCTTAATTATTGACGTGACTTAATGTCGCCTACATTCTTCAATCTTAGAGGAATGTAAATGAATTCAACTGCTTTGACTGGTTCAACAGCAATGTCAACATAAAGTTGATTATTACTAATCACAGTTGGTGTATTATTTGTTTCATCGCAAACTACAATGAAATCATATATACCACGCAAGCTGACTAAGTCTAACATTAAACTTTCGCAAACGTTCTTAATTTCACTGCGTGTTTGCTTGTCATTTGGTTCAAACAAGAATGGCTTAGTAATAATTCCTAATTGTCTACGTAGGTAGCTTACTAAACGTGCCACGTTAATTCTGTCTAAACTACTGTTTACACCTGTCTTTGTATATTGTCCAAATGCTACTAATCCAGCGCCTGGAATATTAGTAATTGGATTGATTTTAATTTGTGCCATTTGGTCTCGAACGCCTTGATTCAAGCTAACTGGAACAAAACTTCCATCTTTTAAGTATCCAACACTAGTTGCATTAGTAACACCGCCACGACGTGTTCCTGCTGGAGCAAACCATTGGAATGCCTTTTGGTCACTAACTGCGATTGTACGCAACATCATGTGACTTGCTGGCACAACAACGTTGCTACCGCTTAAGTCAGTTGTTAAACCACTTGGATAATAAACTGCTAAATGGTCACTGTTAGTATGTAAACCTTGTTCACCATCAATTCCAGTATTGTAATAATCTGTACCGTAATTAATTAAAGAACTTGCATTACTTTCTAAGCGTAATGGTGTATCACCAACTACCAATGCTGTTCCGTTTCTACTACTGTTCAAATTAACCATATCGCTGATTAGTTCTGGGTAACCAGGGCAAGCAATTAAGTTGAAGAAAATATTATCTTCATCTAAAATACGTTGGTTAGTATTAATTGCAACTTTTAGTTGACCAACAACGTATGCTCTTTGTGCCTTACGACCAAAATAAGCAACTTGATTTAAATCTGCGCCACTGATACTTACCCAACGATCTGGGTAATATGAAGTTTGTAATTCATCATAGATTGTATTTCTTTCTGATGTATTAACATAGTTGCGCTTATATTGTTTAATATTGAATCCGCTTCTACGTGTATTCCATAACAACATTCCACGTGGATAAGCCGCTGGATCTGGACAGTCAAAATCAACGTAGTCACTGTTTGCTAGTGCGTCAATTGTTGCTGGAGCACTTGCGCTACCGCTTGTTCCCCAACGTGCATCAGCAAAAATAATACCATATTGACTTGTGTGATCAGTTACGTCAATTGCGTCCCAACTTTGGCTTGTAACATTCCAACGTTTAATTACACGACCATAATTGTCTTGACTGCTAGTGTCGACCCAAATATCGCCCGCAACTCTTCCAACGTTTGATGGTCTAGATGCTTGTACTAGCACTTGTGCATCATTATACACATTTTGTAGACCTTTCCAATCTGTACCGTTGTGTACCATAATATCAACTTTGTCTTGATATGTTGCGTACCAAATTTTTCCATCAGCTGGAGCATCAGTTGGCTGTGTTGCTTGAGGGAAATATCCGTCACCTACAGATGCTAATGGTGTCCAGTTACTAATTCTTAATTCATAACTTGTTCCTGTGGGACCTGTATAAACGTTATCCAATGTATTATTGAAGTTTATTGTTCCCCATACAGCACCATCTAAGAAAATTTCACCGCCTTCGGCATGTGTTAATACTAGTTGTCCATCAGCATATTCAGCACTAACGTTGACCAATGCACTGTTGTTAATTGCAGTCATTAATGAATCAATACTTGTACCTGTTGAAATACTTACTGTATGTAATGTTGATGTATTTTTGATAGTCTCACCAATGTTAACAGTTGCACTAACAAGAGTTACTGTATTTGAAACTGTTGCGGCTGCTCTAGTCAAACCAGAATTTTTTCTATACATTAGTTTGAAACCAGCAATGCCATTTTGTTCAAAATTAGCATTAACAAACAATGATCCTACTGCTAGTCCACTGCCACCATTTAGTGGATCCATCTTGTACAATGCTTCGACGGTTCCTGAATATACTGGAGAATCTTTAGTTTCAAATAATCTAGTGTCGCTATTGAAATCTTTAACAGACCACTTAGCACCCAAATTAAATTCTGTAGTTTTGAACCAAACGCTACCGTTTGGACGTGGTGTAGCATCTGTGCTAGTCCAGAATGGCAATTTAGTGTGGTCGCTAAACTGTACACTTACTGGTCTGTAAGATCCTGCTAGAATACCTACGTCATGTGATGTTCCTGCACCAACTTGCAATAGTGTTTCAGCTTCTGTGCCAATACCAAAAATAACTGCAACATCAGCATTTGCTAAGATTTCAAATTTATTGCCGTTTACTCGAGCACCAACAGAAGTAATTCCTTCTGCATCTAAAGCATCATTAATTGCTGAAACCATTTCTGCAACTGTTGGATGTGCGTTTTGGCTTCCGTTAAAAGTAACTGTAGCTGTATCTGTTCCTACAGTAATTGTCATACCATAAGTTGCACTTGTTAAAGAAATTTGTCCGTTTGTAAAACTACGTGAAGATACTACTGGCCAACTTGAAATCCAATCTAAAATTGTTGGACTATTTGCACCAAATGATGTTTGACCAGTTGTTCCAATTTTAACCCATGTACCGCTTTCGTTCTTAAACCAAACGTTATTTTCAGAGGCCAATGCTCCTACTGTCACTACTGCATAATCACCAAGTGTACCTATTGTTGCCTTTGGTGCGCCAGATGTAGTGTCTGCACTTGAAGTAATAACTATCGGTGTCTTAGAAACAAATTGTTGTAATGTTGAATTCCACTCAAAAACACCAAAGCGTGATTTACCAGTGTCTAACCAGTATGTTCCAGATGTTGGATCGCCAACTGGTACGTTTGCATTTCCAGATAATGCGCCTAAGTCAACACCTGCACGTAAAATATATGCACTGTTACTTGCGCCTAAATAACTGTATGCGGCAAACAAACCATATTCGTTTAATTCACTGCCTTGAATAGCGTTGCCGCTTGCATCTTTTTGGAATGCAGGAACGCCAAATCTATCTGTTAAGTCTTTTTGGCTAGTTGCCAAATATAAACTGTTCGCGTTGGCAAGAGTAGTGCCAGCGGCAACTCCTGTACCAGACGCATTTGTCTTGTCCTGTGCAGTAGCAATCAATACCAAAGGTATTGTGCCTGGTGTTGCAGGATTATAAAAACTCTCATCAATGACGTTTACTTGTACGCCAGGTGATCCTAGTTGTGCCATTTGTTAATCTCCTTAGGGATCTATCTTCAAATAATATTTAGTGATATTTCCAATATTTCAGCTTTTATACCAAGTGAAAAAGGGCACGAAAAGGGCTAATTAATATTATGAAACGACCTATGTGTAAAAAATGTCGAAAAAGTCTAGCCGCTGTGAATTATCACAAAGAAGGTAAAACTTATTATAGGAGTGTTTGTGACAGTTGTGCTCGTGGCACCACTGTTCAAGAACCTAGATGGGTTCGTGCTGGATATAAGAAGAAAAACAAGTGTGATAAATGCGGAATCACCAGTACACAATCAGTAATATTTGATGTTTATCATGCAGACGGTGATCTAAACAACTGCACACACAATAATCTAAAAACTGTGTGTGCCAATTGTCAAAGAATATTGGTCAAGCAGGGATTAGGGTGGAAACAGGGTGATCTTCTACCTGACTTCTAATAGCATTATATAGGTCATCAATAGTGCCGTTGTTTTCAATAACAAGGTCAATTTTACCCCCAACCCAAGCAGTTTCGCTGGCATGTATTCCTAGGGTTTCGATTTTATGCTTGCTCAATGCCCAAGTCATATTACCGTTTTCGCCCTTGTTCATGCTCACTGCGGCATCATACCATTCAGGTTCAGGTCCACGTTTTACGCGAATAACTTTGCCACCTGCATTATGAATAGCTTGAATTTCATTTGGGAATCGTACATCGCTAATAACAATATTGTCAGTAGTTTTACGCATTTTGTTTTCTACACTGGCAATCCAAATATCATCATGGAA